AACTGTATCAATGAACATAATGTAAGGCTCACCCGTGGATATTCTAGCCTCCAATATCTTTATCCAAATGCTTCTAGCTTTAATTGTCTTAACTTTATCCTTGCTATTGGGATCTACTAAAGTCCAATCCTCGTCTTTCTCCACCGCCCACATGAATTTATCAGGCACTATGACAGCATGATGAAGATTAAGATTCTTTCTATTGATGTCCCCGCCCGCAGGTTTCCTCATATCTATAAACTCTATGATTTCTGGGTGGGATATGTCCATATAGCTAGCATAGGAGCCGCGTCTGGTAGCGCCTTGATTAAATGCCACCATTTGAGAGTCCACTACGTGCATAAATGGAATCACCCCTGTAGTTTTATTACCTTTACTGGTTGACTGTCCCTGTGAGCGAATATGGCCCCAATAACCCCCTATTCCGCCCCCCATACTAGATAACCAAATGTTCTCAGTATAGTGCGCCGCTAGTCCTTCTCTGCTGTCGGGTACATAATTTAAAAAGCAACTGATAGGCAAACCCCTATCTGTTCCTCCGTTTGACAGAAGTGGAGAAGCAAACATAAACCAAAGATTTGAAACATATTTATATAATCTTTCTGCATGTGCTTTATTATCAGCAAATGCTACACATGCTCGGGCAAAAGCTTCTTGTGGAGTCTCCTCTGTAGGTAACAGATACCTATCCTTTAAGATATTCACAGCGTTTCGTGGCAATAGATTATCTTTTGTTATATCAATATCAATTTTCATAAGTTCCTTACACGCACACCGATAAGCAGTATATCACCTTTACCCATCGGGGTCAATTACTTTTTGATGGAAACACAATATTTCCTTCAACTTTTATGTAACCAGAGTCAGCCATCGCTCGGATGGTCTGGTCCAGCTCACCTGGATTGGCAATTTTTCTAAGGACTTCCCTCTTGAACGCCCTAAGATTGACATGTCCTCTCTTTTTCAAAGCCATTGTAGCCTCCAGCCACACCTTCATGTCATGTGCTATCCTACCTGTTCTCGCCATGCCGAAACCTTCCAAGGCTTTGGGCATGCTCTTTTCCATTTCAAACATGATCTCTTTTGTTGTTTCCCAATCCTCTTTCATTATCTTTCTTGTTGATCTGCGTGAAGCGGACACGGATACAGCGACCTTTAAAAAATGTGACACCCTTCGTTGACAATATTCTGATAGGTGAGGATCAATTGGTTCTGGTTGTATGTTGTTATAAATATCTTCATTAGCTTCATCAAAAGCATCCTTATCAAATGTCATGGGTCCATACATTTTTGCAATGGAACCTAAATCATTTCTTAAATTATCAATCGTGTTATCACTTATAACTTTTTGTGTTAAGTCTTGTGGTATTCTTTCCCCTTCATAAAATATGGGGAGCATTCTTGATAACAACCCTTGTGATCTTGCATCCTCTGGTAAATTATCCACGAACTGTTCTGGTGTTGCGCATGCAATCCAATTCAAACAAGGACCTTCTATGATGTATTCACCCGCTGTTTTTGTTTTATAGCTGTAAGTTTCTCTGCTATCCCACATATCCGTTAAAAAAAATTGAAGACTTCTTTCACTTCTTGTCATGAACGTACCAAATTCAGATGTAACTAAAGTCAAAGATGAATCAAAGAATTGTTCTTGACGCGGATTACTTAAACGTAAATCCATACGTGTTACCTTTGCCATGTCAACCGCTAATTTTTCTGGAGTAATTCTATCTTGAATAAGATAGAGAGGAAATTTTCTTAACCCATATTCATCAAGACCAGAATTAAAATTATGATCTTCTTCTTGTGTACCCACAGGCGTAGTAAGCCTGTTAAATATTTTTGTAAAAGGAAGTATTAAACTTACAGATTTATTACGTCCTGGAGATGCAATAAGAATTATAAATAAATTAGAACCTATATCATAGTTAGGCATAGGAAACCACACTCGTCTCCCCACTGCGCCTGCCACCGCAGAAAGCGCCGTCCATCTTGCAAAAGTTTTAGGGATAGGACTTTCCTTAATAGCATCAACACATGCCTTTACATAGTCTGTATAATTTCGCGCCATTATTTTTCATTTAGAAACTTGATATTTTCTGAAGGTATATGGATTACTTTAATTACTTTAGCTTTAGTTTCAATCCATACATTTCCATCTTTGTTTCTTATTAATGAAGGTCCTTCTATCTCTGCCTCATTGCATATGGTAGAAAATTCCCCTTCTTTTACTAGTATCTTTCCATCTTCCACGTATATTTTTTTTATTTCATCCATGGTTTCATATCCTTCCATGTGTAACCCACTTCAATTAAAGAAGGTATAATCATTTTTCTTCCCTTAATTTCCAAAGAGTTATTCATTTGCTCCAAGACTTGAGGCATTAATGTATCTACTTTGTTAATATAACATTGACCAAGAATGGCATCATGCACTTGCGCCAGTATGTCTAAACCCGCATGTCTTAAATTCTGCCACACTTTTAACAATCCTAAATTAAGTAGGTCTCCTATCGTTGATTGAGGAACATAAGCAATCGCTTGTCTCAGTGTAGAGTTATCATTTAACCTACTCCAAAATTGTCTGCGTCTTCCCATAGGTGTGATCAAACAACCTGTTTGTTTTAATTCATTAGAAACTCCCGTATGCCAAGTGCGTATCCCAGGAAACGCCCCTTTAATTTTTACAAGTTTACCTACAATTTCTCCCGTGTCTATCAATTCTTGAAAACCTCCTTCTCTATCCTGTTTATGCCATCGTTCCAAAGAAGCTAATGGTACCACACCACCAAAATAAAGCAACTGAAATCTTGTAGCATGTGACACTTTTATTTTTAAATGTTTCGCCAATGCATTAGGAGATACACCATAATTTGTAGCATGTCCCGCTCGTTTACACATGTCACGATAAGTGAAATGTAAATAATAAGGTTTATTAGCAAGCTCTTTATTTTGTGCAAGATCATCAGACCAACCCAAGTTGGGCCATACCATCTTCACAACCTCAGTATGCAAGTCCGTACTCTCACATGCATTTATATAATTTTCATCACCTGCAATATAAGCTGTAACTCTTGATTCCGCTTGTTCCAGATCTGCATAGAACATTATCTTTCCTTCATCAGGAATAAATATGGAACGCAATTCTTTTGTAACATTTTGCAGATTAGTTCCTGTTCGCCACGGACTTTCAGATGATGACCATCTACCCGTCTCCGTGCCTGCCACATTGTAAGAACAACGTATCCTTCCATCTTCATCCCGCTTGGAATCCAAAACAGAAAGCTGTTTAGTTATGTCACGCAACGCAAGTATGGTATGACAGAAAGGCTTGGCTCTTGGATAAAATTCCCCAAGTTGTTCAAGCGCCGCCCTGTCCGTGGATACCTTATGCTTGCCCCCCTTGTATGATATGACAGGTGGCAGTCCCAGATATTCATATAAAATTTTCTTAAGTTGAACGGGACTGTTATGGTTTAAATCTTTTTCCCAAACAGATTGAGAAAATAAATTGAGCATGCGTTCCAACTTTAATCTTCTCTCTCTTAAAATTTTCTTTCTTGTCTTTACTTCCTCTTCATCCACACGCAGACCACGCAACATCATATCCATCGCTGGTCGTAAACTATCTAATTCAAACAGGTATGTTTTTTTAGTAAGTCCATCAAACTCCTTATGTACCTTATCCCATATTTCATATGTCAAGACGCAATCAAGAGCACAATAAACCCACTCTGTCTGTTCAGAATCTAAATCTATCTTACTTATTTCTGTGTTTTTTATTATCTTCATCACCATTAATCGTCCCGCCAGTAGGACTGATCATGCTTCTTCACGTGGTTGTTGGGGTCGTCCTTCTGCAACTGGTCGTCAGCTAACTCTCCTGCAATTGCTGAGTATCCCACCATATCAATGTATGTATCGGAACTCGGATTTCCAAACTTGGCTCTCGCTACCTTTAATAATAACATGAGGATAGCAACATCATGTGCAGATAAAGGATGGTCTAAATAAGCAGACCAGAGACGAGCAATGTTTTCATGATTCTCTTTTTTATTTCCGTACTCGTGTTGTCTTTTTCCGCTCAATAATTTTAAAGCGGTCTTTAAGTTTTCTTCTATCTTTACTGCCATGTATTTTCTCCACTAAATTATTTAATTCTTTTTTTGTTCTTACAGGATCTAAATCCGCCAAGTCACACACTAGATCAAATGCATCCTGCTCATTTTCAAACCATTCCCACGCACTTAAGTGAGCTTTTCTGTCCTCCTTTCCGCCGCCCATATATATCAAGTCTTGCAACAATTGATCCAAGGTCGCCCGCCAAAGACGGACATGGGTTTCCGCCTCTTGCCATTTATCGTCAAAAGGTTTTGCCGTAAAAAAATTTGGTCGCTTCACTATTCATCAGCTTTTGTGCTCTTTGAGAACTTGGCTAATGTTTTCCATGCACCTTCATTGGTGTATATGGAGCCTAGAAATGCCAAACCTTTTTCCATTTCAGGTTGCAAAGCATGATGGGCATGCATGGTATCATGTATAAGTCCTTTGACTTTTATATTATTTTTAAATGATAACCACGACACATCATAAGTTTGATTCTGTGCGACCTTAATTATGTTTTCGTTTTCTAATAAATCTTTAACCCATGCCCATGCTTTAACCTCATCCTTGGGTGACCAATAATTTTTAAAATGTGGGTTGGGCATCCAAAACGGTACAACAATAGCGTGTCTTAAAGAGGGGGCAAATCCAATACACCTAGTCTGCCCTTCCGCTGTTTCTATATCGAAAGATAAAGGATTAAGTTCACCGCATGGATCTATATACTTATCTTTGAACGTATACAAATCATCTATGGTTGGTTCAATCCATAACTTTCTATCTATGTAATTAATACTTTTAATTTCTGATTCTCTTTTAGCTTTTTTAAAATCTGAAAAAAGATGTGCTCTAAAATCATAATTCTTTGCCACTGTATGCGAAGGATAAGTAGTTATTATTTTAAATTCTCTATTTAAATGAGGGGAGTTGGAAGGTATGATAGCACCACGATATGTTTTAACTTTGTCAAATCCTGTCAACGCCCACAATGAAACGCCTCCCATTGCTATAATGACATTGGGATTTGTTTCATTGAGTTCATCGTACAAACGTTGTAAGTCTTGCTCCATCTCCTGCTTGAGGTAACCAGAGGTGGTATTTGGATAGGAGGAGCGCCACTCACTCTCTTTGCACAAAGCCTTATATTCAGATCTCTTGTGAAAAAAATTTTGTAAATTATCTTGCGCAGGTTTTAATTGAAAGGTGTGGGTGAGCATGCAATCTTCTATTTGTATCCCTGCCATCTGACAAATTTTGTTAATAATAAAATCACCTGCAAGTATTTTATTTAAACGTACCTCATTGGAAGAAGGGAAGTCCATCACGATAGCGATCTTCGCCCCTTCTTTTAACTGAGATGGAACACGTCTCCTTACAGCATACTCACCCATGATATACTTACTGCTTATGCAGTATTCTAGATACTGACGCTTGTAATATATCTTTGTTGCGACCAACCATTTCGTGCTTAACGATACCACTAAATGTTTGACCGATAGTTTGTTCAAGCATTTCCCCAAAGGAATTACCACTCATACCGAGTGTCTTTGTTAGAAAAGCTTTAAGTGAAATAACAGGATTGCCCTGTCTAAGTGCTTTCTTGGTTGCCCAAAATTCCAACCGAGTGCCGTCACAGTTCTCTAGATCTGCATCAGTGATATCAGATTCTAGAACTGCTTGTGCTTTACAGTTGAGACGCACAATTTGATTTTGATTTTCACCAACTCTGTCCGTGCGATAACTTGTGATAACAAAATAATAACTACCCTCAGGCAGAGTGATTGTTTCAGGTATATCTTCTGGATTCATTGTTAAAAAGTCAGTAACATCAGCCATTATTTGCCTCCTGTCTTGATGTTGATTACATTATCCTTATTGGATAATCTTTGTCGAGCATTTTTTTGAATCGAATCAAACAATTTCGCAAGATCCAACACAGTATTAGGCTCAATTAATTTTGGAGCCGTTACCTTTAGATCCATGCGGTGATCCGACACTGTGCGTAAAGTTCTCTCGACACCTTTACTAGAACTTCTAGTATCTATTCTGCATACACAGTTAAAATATCTACCAATTTTAGTAGATAATTTTGAACCGACACTAGTTGGATATGCTTTCGACACACCCATGTCACCTTCCATGTATTGCATATGTGTTGTCACTACCACATTACACGGAACTTCTGAACCCGTTAGGTATTGAATGATGTGCTGGACATCACGCGCGGCTGTTCCCCATTCGGGTTGACTAGCTTGATCGGTCGGCTTCTTGTTATTAAATACAAGTGCCCCCCTCAAAGCCGCTTCACCCATCAAGGTTAAACTATCGATAACCAACACATCTTTAGATGTCCATTTACCAACAGGTCCAAACTCTTCTTCCTTATCTTTCCAATTGGAAATAAGGTTAACCCCTTTACGAAAAGCGTCCGCTTTTCCTATCGGGTCTTTCAACGTAACATAACTAACCTTGTCTACTGCATCAGGTTTTAGAAATT